CGAACTTGAACAGGATTGACTATACTGGCTAAGATAATCTTGGTGCATCCAGCAGTTACAAATTGACCAACCGATCCGGTCCACGCTCCTCGAGTAAGCCATTGCTCCTTACTAACTATTGAAGAGATAACCATTTCATCTTCAGCGGTCCAGCCAACGACTCGGGGATCAATAGTCAACTCTTGCTTGGGATCCAAAGAAAGTCCTTCACAAGTGTCAGCAACGGTGGTATAAGCCATATTTCTAAACAATCGATTGGTCACTGGGGTATAGTTCTCAATCATTTTAGGATTGCTAAAACCAAATATTTTGGCTATTGAACCCACCGCACCAGCTCCGATTTGAGTAGCTTTAGCGAAAGGACCAATGAAAGGAACATCAGACAAACGAGCCGCAACTGAAGAAACAGCAGAAGCAGGAGAACTAATCATTCCAGAAGATGACGCCTCGTCAACTTCATCAGCACCTTTCTTTCCAAATGAAACTTTCTTTCGGGCAGAAGTACCAGCAGTAGGAACAACCGTAGTAGGAACTTCTAACTCAATATCAGAAGCCCAACAGTAGATGGCAATGTTCATCGTAGTAGTAGTGGATGAATTGGCTAAAGATAAAGTATTAAGATCTACGAGATTGAGCAATCCCAAGGAAACTTTAGCAACTGCCGCATTTCCTCCAACAGGCAAATAATTCTTATGATAAACAAATGGAAGCTTCATTTCAAGCACATTGTTTTCAGTTGGATCGATAAACCCAGTAATAGGATAAGTCGATAAATACTGTTTGTACGCTTGAATTCGGCCTCCTCCAGCTCCATAAAGAGTGTTTGCATTAGCATAGTAAATTTCATTGCTATTTCCATAAGGAATATAGTTAACCATTAATCTACCATATTGAAAGGGAGTTGCACTCGGAACCATACGAATATTCAAATTACATTTGAAATAAGCAAAATTCTCCAATTTCGACTTAACAAAAGCATTCGACTGCCATAAGGTCCAAGGGTCATATTGACTGTGAACAGCCGTATTCACAGTCCAAGTCTCCTCGCCAATTTTAACCGGTCTCTCAAGAGCAGTGCCAAGAGAAGAAGTTTGAGCATTATTACTAAAAAGACCAATATCATTTTTGATGTCAACACCATAGACATCGGTGTTCGTCACAAATGTGACATTCTCCTCAGTTTTATTTCCAGAAGACTCAGAAATGTCAATAGACGAATTTTCCGTTTTAGAACCGGAATGTTCATTAGGGGTACTTTGTGAATCCATAAAGTCTATTGGTCGCTGTCCGCCTTTGTGCATTGTGTCTAGTGAAGAGTTAAGCATCTCATTCACATAATAGATCCCAAAGGTCTTATATCGCGCCAGGGGTTGTTGCGTTCATTTTTGGATTGGTTTGAACAAACCGGCCGATCTTTTTATAGTGGAATCGGAAAACCACATAGCCCGATCTTTTTATTGTGGAATCGGGAAACCACACAGGCCGATCTTTTTATTGTGGAATCGGAAAACCACATGGCCCGGTTTTGATAGAACCGGGAAACTAGATAAGGTGTTTATAATTTCGTTATCTTTTTCAGATAAGCAACTTCATATACGTTACCGTCAAAAATCCACGAGTAACAATGCAGCCCTTTATAATTAAGCCGATACGTAGCATAACTATAAAATAAAGCTAAAATGTAAGGAGGAATATATAAATATTTAAAATCCGACTGGGTATATGTAAAAATACACCAAGCAGTAAAAACATTAATGAATAAACCGCGCATAGGAGCCTCAACAGTCGAAAAAGCGAATTGGCCAACAAAGAACATAACAATAGGATAAGGACATATAAAAAGAATTAGAACCCATTGAAATAAGATCATTACATAAGATAATCGATAATCATAATCAATAAGAATCATCCATATATGCGCATAATTATTTTTGATACTATCTATGATAACAAGAAAAAATTCAACAATTTTATAGAATGAAAGAAACGCAATCCATAAGCAATGACAAATACAAGGGTATGTTCGAGAATTATAGTAACAAAGATACCTCCACCACTCAGGAGCAAAATCATCACAAACTTCATTGTGAATCACGCCATTTATCTCCAAATTGTACTCAATTTTGGCAGTGGGAACAAATACCTCATCAGATAAATCTATATCATATAATTCAGTATCATCCCAAGGAGTTTCACCTTCTTCATCAATTCGCCTAATAATGTTATCATATGAAGCAAGAGGACGGTGCCTAATACCGGATTCACTAAGAGTCTTTTCTAGATACCAGCAATATTCATCATATTTAACTCTCCCATACTGAGCAAATTCAAACAAAGTTCCGTTGATAACAGACAAAATACGCTGTTCCTCAGTCAAAGGTCCATCGAATAAAGCAATACAAAATGCTTTTCCAATCGAGGGTAACTCTAAAGGACATCGATACTTGTCAGCTTCGGAATCATAAATCCATTTACGCTTGGCAATTGATGCCCGTTCAACCGGATTGTACTTATAAACCTTATCAGATTTATCAGCAGCGGTATATTTCATACCGATTGAAGTGTAGTAATTTTGGAC